TAACGAACCTGTATTCAAAGATAAAAAAATAGTATCATATACAAAAAGAATCATCACAGAAATTAAAATTGTCAGGGGTAAAAAATATGAAGAGGTAATGGGCTGGACATGGTAGCTGGTGAATTAACCGTAGCTACTAGTGCAGTAAATACTTCATTAACATTTGTTCCAGCAGTTGGGACAACTTATGTCATTGTTCATGCGTTTGTTACTAATGGCTGGGTACTTATTGGAACGACTCTTAGTGGTGACGCTTTAATTACAAATACTGCTAATATGCCCGCTGGATTAAAATTTGGTATAGATAACGGATCACCTTTATTTATTGAAGGTCGTGCTGGATTAAAGGGAAGTTATTCAATAATGCAATTAACTTGAGAAAAAAATAAAGAGAAAATTAATTCTCATCTTCCCAATCAAATAGAACTTTACATTTATGACATCTAATTTGTTTTGCTTCTGTTATTGGTTCCTTGCATGTTGGACAATGAATGGACAACCAAATGTTCTCAAATTCGTCAGTCAAGTGCGGACTTCCATTCTTTTGGTGTTTCTTGTGTTTCTTGGCTTCTAAACAAAGTATCCATGTAATCTGATCTAGTTTGATTACCCAGGAACCAGATGTTTACCATGTAATCATCCAGGATATGACGGGTAAGGACTTCACTATTCCCGTCATCTAACAATTCTCTTTTTCTTTTTGATAAGATCGTAAGTCTTTCGACTCTTTCTTTATGGCTTGTCATATACAGATATACACAGATGTATATACAATATATCTGCTTCGTCAACAACCTTACACCGTATTGTCTATAATTACTACGGTGTAGAGGTTCCCTTAGCCCCGAATGTCATGGTCTACCCCACAATACCAAGCCCATTCCGTATAAAGAGGATAGGAAACGGTTAGATAGTTACCAAAATAAAGGTAGCGCAAAAAAGCGAATATAGGCAAAAAATAGGATAGTATGGAGGGGAGAGAGCGCGAGAGAGGGGAACCAAAGCAAATATTAAGTAAAAGATACACCAACTAGATATGATTGAGCAATACTTACCACTTTTTATCATGGTTTCAATTATATGCGCTAGCATTGGCGCTTTTGCTGTTACCCGCAATTTTTCTCGAAGTTCACCGATTTCTAATAAAATTAAAAGACAATATGATATGTATATCGCGGACTTGGAAGCAACAAACAAACGTCTCACAGGCAAGGTCAATCAACATAAGAAAGGAATCAGTATCTCACCCGATGAGGCAGATGATCCCTTTAGTGCAATAAGTGCTGTAATAGATCAGATAGCTCCACAACTACCAGCTTCGATCAGACCATTACTAAAGAATAAAAAGGCACTTGATTTCATAGGTAATTATGTACAGTCAAACCCAGACGCAATTAAAGGAATTGTGGAAAAATTCGTCAGCAAACAAGGGAACAATGCTAAACCCCAGGAAGCAGCTGATCAATCAACCTTGTAAGACTTGTGAAGATACTGAATTTCCCTATGGACCAACAGGTCAGGTCCTAACAAATGACATAGGATCAAGCGGAAAGGAACAATTTTTCTTGGCAGATTGCCCAACGTGCAAAGGACAAAAGTTTATTTATACCGACTAATTTCTTATAGAGCTATGGTAGTTTTCAATTTCGTAAAAAAAGCCTTACCTATTTTTGCAATAGGATTAGGATTATTTGCACTTGCTAATATTATTACAAAACCAGGACAGGCTTCTCAAACTGCAGGCGCATTAGGTCAAACCTTTGGCGCTTTTGGTTCTGGATTAACTTCTGTAGGAACTGGCATTAGTGATTTACTAAGTGGCATTGGTGGTGGTTCAGTTAGATTATTAGATCCGTTATTTTCTCTAAAAACTTTAATTGATTTCGGTGGCGATCCAGTAGCTGCAATACAAAGCGAAAGAACAGAAAGTAATACAACAATTCAAGACCCTGTAGTTAATACCGCTGGTCCAAATTTATCACCAGCTTCTCAAACAATTGTATTTAATCCTAATTTAGCAGGAGGCGGCTTTAGTGCAAGTAGCTTCTTTGGAGCTTAATGATGGCTTCTGCAAAACAACTAGCAGCTAGAAGAAAATTTTCTGCCATAATGAAATCAGGTGGATTTGGAAAGAAAAAATCAAAAACAGTAACTAAAACTAAAACAGTAACTAAAACTAAAACTAAAAGTAAAACTAATAAGGGTAAGAAAAGAGCCTCTAGTGTGAAACGAAATCTAGGATTAAAATCTATTACTGGATCTAGTACAATAAAGAAAGTAGCTCTAGGTATTGGTGGAGGCGTAATGGCTTCAGTAATTCTATCTACTATTATGCCAAATTCTTCCGTCGCAAAGTTTGCAGCTCCAGCAGGTGCATTTGCCTTAGGTGGAATTGAGGGCGTAATTGGTAACTTTGCTTTATCAATGCTAGGATCAAGAACAGGTTCTAATACAAACGTAGCACCGCAAATGGAGGCACTATAACATGGGAGTTCCGATTATGCGTCAATATACCAGAGCCGCTCCAGCAGCTATCAACGTCTTTGCATTAGCAACTGATGATGTTACTGGACTTAGTGTGCAACAACTCAATAAGGATAATAGCATAGTAGATTATGTTAATGCAGTTCAACCAGCAGGAACCGCACAGTATCAAACTAGATTATTTATTAATAATCTTGAAGCAGGACCAACATTTTTCTCCAGCAACTCCAACCCAGGAAGTGCAGGGCGAACGATTCCGGGTCCACTTCCCGTATCTGTCAGTGGTAACGCAGGTGGAAAACAATTGAGTTATTCAACAGCACAAACTATACTCGGTGGTGGAGTTGCCGCTTATCAATTCATTGTTAAATATGCAAATCTGTTTTAGGTGGTTTAAAAAATGCCTACAAATATTCAGGGATTTCAAGTTCTTACGAAACCAAACTCAACAGAGCTAGAATCCTTCCCAATTTTTATTACCATACCTCAAAATACCCGAAGGATCGTAACCTTTCCAACGGAATTTAATTCTATTGCAATAGGTCTACAAATTGAGAACAATGACGCCACCAATGCCGCAAGTTATAGGATCAACAGTTCAACAAACCCTATGAGTAATTTACCAGCTTCAAACTTTAGAAGTTTTTCAGGAATGAACATTGTATCAGTAGAGGTTCAAACAGGAGCAGCAGGATCATGTTTGATAAGCGGTCAAATGGCAGCATTACCTAAATCAGCAGTTCAAGAGGTCCTTTAGAAATGGGTTTTAGTGGCGGTGGTGGCTCAACAGGTGTTACTGCACATACACACACATCAGCAGTAGGAAACGGAGGACAACTCTCTATTAATGAAACTCAAATTACCAATTCAACTTTATATTCTAGGATTCTTTTAGGAGTTTAATCATGAACAAATTAAAAATTAATAATTCAATGAAAAAAGCAAGATACGAATTTATTTCATGTATATGTAATAAAGGCATTGTATTGGAAGAATATCCTTTGATAGACTGCCTTCATTGTAAATTCAAAGAGCGTTATGATTCAATTCCAATTAATGAATTTGAAGTTAACGAACCTGTATTCAAAGATAAAAAAATAGTATCATATACAAAAAGAATCATCACAGAAATTAAAATTGTCAGGGGTAAAAAATATGAAGAGGTAATGGGCTGGACATGGTAGCTGGTGAATTAACCGTAGCTACTAGTGCA